TATAATTTCTTTTTGAAGTACTCAATATCCGTGATTTCACCAAGGTTTTGGCCTCCAGGAAGAGTAGAAATTTCAGTTCCACGACCTCCTTCCCTTCTAGGGAGCCAGAAATCTTCAAGCATTGCCATGTACTTTTTGTCATCACGGATCTCCCCTGTGTTAGCGTCGTAAACAAGTTTGTTACGATATCTCATCATCACATCTCGGAGATATTGCTCAGCCTTTACCTTTGGTAGATTGCCGACATCAATATAAAAAATTCTTCTTTCGGGTGCTCTTGATAATCTGTATATAACAAGTGAGTCTTCAATCATTCTAAGTTGATTAACAGACTTAATTGCTTTATGCAAATATGAAAGAGTTGATCCCTTATTTCTATCTACTAATCCAGAAGTGCAATATGTAATTGCATCTTTGGTCATTTTTATTCCTTGACTTGCACCAGTGGCATTAATATTACCAGTTGGGAATCCTCCTTTTGAGTTATAGATAAAGTATTCTTCTATCTCAGGGAATGAGTAATCCATAGGATTCTCATTATTATTCTTTAATACAAATTTTTGATCCTTATCTTTCTTTTTCTCCTGACGAACATAACGCATTTTCATTGCGTCAATATAACGTAATTCCTGAAGACCTTCTTCGGGTTTTTTAAAATCAATTACCTTATGATAATAAATCCTACCATCAATATACCAATTCCTATAAATCTCATGAGACTTCTTATCAAAATCTAATAGATCTATAATATGTTTAAACTCATTCCTAATCTTTTTCTTAATACCATCACTGGCATTTAGATTATCAAGATTAATTTGTATAGGAGTATCATTGGTATCTGATACAATAGCTTCATTTACAATATCTTCAATAGCACTATCCGCTTCTGGATGAAGTGCCATTTCACGATATCTTTTAATTAGATCATATTCAGTACGGTAAATACCTTCAATATCAACATAAGAACCAAAAAAACCACTACTCATATAGTGGTCACTCCCATCCTCATTATTCGGAGGAACGGGAGATACCGCAGACGGAGATAGTGGTTCGGTGTCCTCTATAGAGAACCCAAATAATTTTGCCATGATTTATATTTTACCTTATGACTATTTAGTTAGCCATTTGAACCGCCAGCCGCAACCGCTTTGAAGGATTGCACTTGGAATTCAACTGTAAAGTCTTCTATAGCATCGCTCGAATCGTAAGATAAGTCAATAGCTGCTACTGCTGATGGCCAAATATCAACAAATTCATACTCTGCTAATACTGAGTTTGTATTACCATTACTATCGGTGCTGCTTGTTGTAGCTCCTCTACCTAATTGGAATACCTTTGCATTTGTCATATATGCTGATGGATCAGTTGCACCAAGGTTGGTATCCAACTTAGCGATTAATTCTGACCATTGCTCAAATGCTCTTCTAAGATTAAAACTTTCATCGTTGATGATAGTTACAGTCCATGTATCGATGGTGCGGTCTCCAGCTATTTTAAAAATACGACCTCTAAATGGAACATCAATGTTGGCGACATTTTGTGCTGGCAGTTGGGCTGCTTTACACATATATCGGAAACTATTGGCATCCCAATCGATACCTGCAGGTAGAGTAGTTAACTCTACCTCGAACAGATTGGGTCTTGCTCCTCCACCAATAAGTGCTGACTTAAACTGAGAAATTGTTTTGTTTTCTCTGGATGTTGCCATGATTTTTTACTCTCCTTTAGTTATTTAGATGATTGATAGGATTAAACACGACCAGCAACTTCTTCAAAGCTGACCCCAGTTCTAGTAGCAACGAACGTAAGTGTTACGTAGTTGATAGACTTCGCTGGTTTCAAGTAAATGTCAGCCCTAAATTCATTGTTATCAATAACATCAGGAGTGTTATTTGAAGTATCGCAAACAACAAGGAATCCGTAAAGACCACGTTTTGCTTCGATATCTCTCAAATAAGGTTCAACAATGTTTCTAAAGTTGGCTCTAGTTAATTCATCGTTAAGTTCAAAGAGTTGTGCTTCAGCAGATCTTTGTAGTGCTTGCTCAATTGTTAAGAACAGGCGACGAACATTAATTCTGTCGAATGCTGATGCATACGCAAGACCTGTCTTATCACCGAAGAGCATTGTTCCAGTGCCAGGTTTTGTAACTATGGCATTGACTCTTTGTGGATAGAGTTGATCTCTTTGATCCTTAGTAGGATTATATGCTAGTTTAATAGCATTATTAATCATACCTCTTTGCTGACCAGCAGGTGAGAACCAAGGATATGCAACAATATTTGTGCGACACATTAAACCAGCAACGTCTGCGTTACATGGGATGTATCTAAACTCGTTGTTAAATCTGTCGTAAGTATACTTATAACCACTGTCAAATATTACATAAGATGATGATGTAAGTGGTGAGAAGTAATTGATCAGATTTGTAGTTTGTGTTGTAGTGTTTGTAACATTTACAATGTCTGCCCTATGAGGCCCGACAACAGCAACACAATCTTTTCTTTCTGCAGCAATGGCAATCAATTTATTTGCCTTTGTCTGCGATAGGTCTTTAGCACCAAGACCTGGCCCCATGATTAAGTAATCTACTGCAATCTCATCTGAGTTTGAGAACTCATTGTATGATGTGATTAGATCTCCCAAGGTAGCGGTCATTCCACCATTACCACCAAGTAGAGGAACTCCAGCAGAGTAATCTTCTCCACCGCCAAGTGTATAAGTTACATTTCCTATTGCAGAGAATGTATTGTCTTGTGCGTTTTGAGCCCAAAGACCTTGAGCAGTTGAGTATGGAGTAAATGCAGTTCCGAATCCAGTTGCTCTTGGTTCTGTATTCCAGTAAGTATCAGCAGCACTAGATGGATTGTATCCAGCATAAGTATTGTCTGAGAAATCTGCAACATACTGTTTGTAGTAGTTCTTCTGAGGAGAATTTACAGATGATACTGAATCAACTGCCTTAGAAAGACCTACATGTTTCTCAATTACGTTACCTTTAATTCCAGTAACTGTTCCATAATCATCAACAACAGCAATGTGAAGACCATCACCCTTACCATTTCTATCTGTTGTATAAACATTAGAAGTTGGTCTTGGAGCAATAGACTTCCAGTAAACAGTTGCGTTGTCTAATGTAAGTGTTTGATCATTATACCAGTCTGTTATAGCACCAGCAGTTGCAACGACTGCAGTGTTTGGAGCATTTGGAGCACCAGTGTTAACACCAATGTTATTTACAAACCAAAGACTGTCAGCTGCTTGGAATCCAGCATAACGAGTTCCTTCTTTATAATCAATCGCAGTTTCTGCATAAGTTCCAGAAGTTCCAGCAGCACCAGTTACACGAGAAACAATCTTAACATCAATAGATGAAGCACCATTAGTAGCGTCTGTAGAAACACCAGTTATAATACCTTTAATATATCCCGTGAATGTTGATGTTGTTCCTGCACCAGGAATGACAACATCTGCAAGTGATGCAGTAACACCATATCCAATCTTAGCACCATAGTCTCCAGGAGAAGTTGTGGTGATAGCGATTGTTTGATCTGCCATGTCATCAATGACACAGACTTTTAAACCATTTGCCCAAGAACCAGGAGTCTTTGCTGCCCAAGAGAAGTCAGAGGTTGAAGTCCAACTTGCTTGATAGTCGTCGTAATTCTTAATTTTTGTCGTTGTTTCAGAAGCAATACCAACACCAGCGTTTGCAGTGTTCAAGTTAGTGTTGTCTGTTCTTACAACCTTTAAAACTCCCCCGTAGGAAAGGTAAGATGCTGCACTCATCCAATACTCATATTGAGCATCAGTTGAAAGCGGCTTACCGAAAGTACTAATTAGGTCTTCTTCAGTTGAAATATCAATTGGTTCGTCGATAGGGCCTATTCTAAATGGGCCTGCTATTGCACCGATGTTATCCAATACATTATCAGCTCTTCCTACTGTTAAGTCAACCTCCCTGGTTAACACACCAGGAGACAATTGAGGAGTAGCCATGCTTTTGTTCTCCGATTCTCAGATTTATCTAAAAATTATTTATTGTTTTGGGTGTTTACATATACTCCCACATATATGAACGGTCTCCATATTCATCAGTATGCCACCTATCTCCGTCTTTATCAACAAAACTTTCATCATCCATTCCGTCAGATATAAACCCAAAAGGTGCCATATCTTGCTCTATCTGATTCTTTTGTTCATCATATAATCTTTTCCTAACATCCTGATCAGTAAGTTCTTTAAAATAATCTTGTGCTACTAACCACGCATATATTACAAGACACATTGCAAGGTCATCATTACACCCATCCTCTGCCTCAAACGAATTGCTCTTTTGAATAAAAGTAGTAAGTTCACTTAATATCTCATAATCTTTAAATAATAATTTATCAGATTCTACAATAGTCTTTAAGTTAAGAGCACCAATTTTTTTAACAGTCTTTGACATCTTAACACCAAGTTGTGTTTTCTTACCAGAGAATCCCTGACCTACAACTTGACCTGCTCTACCCCTCATAGAACACATTAAGAGATTTTCATATTCCAAATCGTAATTTATAATTGCTGCTACCTGATCTCCAACATCATTTACTTCACATAAAATAAATGCTTCATTATAACTTTTTGCTACTTCATAAATTATACTAGGAAATAGCATAGGTTTAATCTCATTATCCCTATACTTTGCTACTACCCTATGGGGAAACTTTGTAATATCTACAACAACAAATGCAGAATAGTCACTTCCAACTCCACGAGCAACGTCAACTGTAATTACATAATCATGTTTTTCTTTTGGATCCTCATATACATCCAATCCAGCATTTCTTTTCTTAGGGCTATCATAAACAAGAGTTCTTAATTTACTAGGTGCGATAAGAGTATCAACAGATCCTAAGAATTCACATTCAAACTCAACTTTAAACTGCGACTCTGATGTGTTCGCTATAGTTTGTTCTCTCCATTTATCATCCCTACCTGGAACCTCTGACCAATGAACATCTGTAGGAACATATTCATTTTTTCCTTTCTCCGCATCATGCCACATGCGGTAGAAGTGATTCATTCCGTGGGGGGTCGAGACGATAATAACTTTAGTACTTTTACCACTAGTAATAGTAGGATAAACAGAGGCAAAAAACGAATCAGCAATATGATTTGGAACGAATGCAAACTCATCCAAGAACAAGATATTGAATGACATGCCTCGAACAGCTGAGGCAGATGTTGAAGCAGCCAAGATTTTGGAACCATTTTCTAACTCCAGTGATCCTCTATTCCAAGACAAGACACCTTGCTGCATCCATTTAGGAACATTTTCATATGCAGTCTGTAAACGACCTAATAGTTCCCGTGCAGTAGCTGCCTTGTTAGCAAGTATACCAATATTTACACTATCATTAAAAAGCAAATAATGCAACAAGTATGATATAACAGTTGTAGACTTACCTGTCTGACGAGGCATTTTACAAATGTTAAATCTATTCTCGTGGAAATTTGTAATTAAACCTTCTTGAAAATCATAAGGTTCAAATGGCATTAAACCAGCATCAAGAGTAACAATCTTTACGTGCTGTTTTGCAAAGTAGACGGGATCATGCTTACACGCCATGAACTCAAGAATTTGCTCTTGAGTAAATTCAATAGGTGTATTGGCTTTCTTTAGATTAGGATTACCAAGATAAATGTCGTCAACTTTTGCCATAATTACATCATTTCATATTTAAAAATTTTTTGTTGTTTTCTATCGTGCTCTGCTGTTTTGTTTTGTAGTTCTATTATTTTCTTTAAATTTTCTACTTGTTTTTCTAAGTCTTTAGTTTTAAGTTCCTCCGACTTGGAGGATTGGTTCTCCAGGTTCATGTTCCGATACTTGGTAGTTCCAGAGTTTACCGCCAGGATACACTTTTCTCATTTGATCCTGAACGTCTCTGCGTGAAGGTTTCTTGACTGAAGGGAAAAACATTTTTATCATGTAGTTTGATCCTCTCCAAGCAAGATATACATCTATTATATTTCCTACTTTATTATAGTTTGGAAGTTTGGTAGCTTCTTTTAGTGGGTCTTCGTATTGTATGTTTGATTGTGGAACCTTCATGGGTTCTGGTTTAATCACATCAATAACTTCAAATTCACGAAACTTGATATCTCCCGTGGCATCTTCGACCTGAATACCACAATTTTCTAATGCACCTAATTGTGCTGGAGACCATCCCATTTTACAAATAAAAATAACAATACGCTAATTATTTAGGTTTTTCTCTTCTTCTTCACATTCTTTTGCTAGATCTGCAGCCATTTGACCACCAATTTCTGCACCCTGATCCATACCCATCATTGTAGTAGCACCAGCAATAACCCATCCAATTATAGGGATAGATGCCATACCAGTTTGAGTAACAGCAGCAGTTCCTAAAGCACCACCTACTAATCTTCCTGTTTGTTCACCACCACCTTTCTTCTTAATGCAAGCAATGTTTTTAGGATCTAATCCACTACCATTACTCTGTGCTGGTGAAATATAATATTGTTCATGTATTGATAATTTCTTTTTACCCAATCCTAATAATCCAGCAGGCCTATCAACATGCTCAGATTTTACTAATACTCTAGGATCATGTGCTCTATAAGTTATACTATATCCCTCTTTATTTGCAATAACATTATAAGAAGTATATTCTCCTATAGGTAATTTTAATTTTGGTATTGAATCCTTTCTGGCAATCATACCAATCATACCTATATGGGAAATACCCAATAAAGTTCCTAAACTAATACCGATCCATTTTTTCATCACAACACCATAACGTAAAATTATATATACAAATTAGTTTTTATCAGTAATATTTTCTGATCCTCCTATTGAAAAAGGATTATACTTATCAGTAGCAATTCTATACATTTTCTCATGCATTGTCACAATTTCTTCTGCTCCCTTTTCATAATCTGGTGTTGATTGATGTCTTGATGAGTATGTATTATCATCAGTTGCGATAGGCATTCTATCTAATGGGTTATCATGAAACCAAGGATCAT